AGCATAGAGAAGAAATGTTCTACCTTGGTCATCATCCCAGTCTTGATGAAAACTACCACCCTGACCAAATGTATTACCATTACAGTAAACATTAATTAGTTCGTACTTTTGATTTGTCCTTTCCTCAATAATACCTAAAAGATATTCATAGAAAAAAGGATCGTCTTCAAAACGCATCGACCAAAATAAGATCTCCTCATCAAATTTCGGATGTCCTGGGGGATGAGACCTGTGACCATACTGCCACTTAGGTTGATTTAACTTTTCTAATATTTCTTCCCAGTCTTCTTTTTCAAAGAAGTTATCATAACGTAAAATCTCACTCATCTAGTTCTTTATCTTTAATAGTCACTTCTTCGACATAGTTAGATGCCAACTCATGAGTGGCGCATGGTTCATTAGATAAACTTCCTTCAACAAATGCATGTGAAGGTCTAGCATCTGCTGCAATAGCAAGACCAATGATAGTAATTGCTGCAGATGTGACAGCTGCGGCACCCGCAACCCACATCTCTAATTTGCGAATTCTTTGACGCAGACTTTCTGTGTCTTCTTTTTCGCGATCAATACGTTGATGAACCATTTCAATGCGGCGGACAGCATTATCTACAGTACTCTCTAGCACTGCAAGTTTTGTATCCTGCTCTGCATCTTTATTCGTCAGGTCGCTCATCGTCTAACTCCTCAAAAGCAAGTTTCATAATTGTATATATGTAGTATCCTACTCCTGCAAGAAGTATTAGCAAGGAAATGACGATACTCCAAGTGACCCCATTAGGATCCTCTAGGGGGCGAAGGAACAGTTCCATCTTTACTATTCATACTGGGAATCATTTGATAAGACAATTTGTCTCTCAATTGATTTATACGCTCAAGATCATACTGTGCGAAATGTCCGCGTTTGTCAACATGCTTGTAGTAATGCAATGCGTTCTGGATGATTGTAAAATCTTCCATTGTTAATTCAAAGTTCATCGTCTATAAGTTGCATAGTCTAGTGCTTTCTTTGCAGTCGCAGTTAGTTTTATAGGTCTTTGATCTCTTAACACACAAAAACCCAGAAGGTCTCCTTCTGGGTCATCAGGTAATCCGAAAGGTTGCACAAAGAAGAGTCCTGCATGAGCAACACACTTCCAACCAATATCTACAAAACCCAGTTCACGCATAGCACACTCAAGTTTTAATGAGTAGCATCCGTCCTCTAGGGTCATGTGCGGAAATCCGAACTTAATAATATTTAGCAATCATTAAATGCGGATCCAATCTCAGAACCAAGTTCTGAACCAGCTGACTGACCTAACAGCATCGCCCATCCGCCTGCTAACCATCCGATATAAGGAATGCTAGAGACAGCAGGAACAGCGACACCAGCAGCGATAGCACTACCTGCCATTGCACCTTGACTTCGTGCTCCAGCGTCCGCCCGAATACACTCTTCGGTTTTCGCAGCGTCCTTTCCCACGCTAGCAGCGCCTCCTAGATTACGGACACCTTCACTGGTGTATTCTTCGACCACAACTTCTTGGCGATCGTGACTATTTGTTTTGCCAAACAATCCTTTCTCAAATCCTGTCGAATCTAATCGTTTCTTAGTAGTCAGAACTTTAGGATCGTTTGCTCTGTATTGAATTTTATATCCCTCTGGTCCTGCTTCAAGAGTATAAGAAGAATACTCTCCACCGCGAGGGATATTAATGGTTGGAACCTGAGGAACCTCAGGTTTTCTGTCGATCAAGTAACCCAACAAACCAAGATGGGAGATTGCAAACAATGCACCAGCAGTGCTGATCATTATCTTCCATCCAGAAGGTTTCGTGCTTGGTTTTTCAGGAGTAGGTTCTGGATAATAATCGCCAGGTTCTTCTTTATTAAAAATGCTCATGGGTTTCTGGGGTCAAGTCCAAGTTTCTCAAGATAGTCAGTCCACCAGTCAGGATCCTTTTTGGTTTTCCATTCGGGAACTGATTTTCCCTGATCAGAATAGAATCTGAACAGTGCTTCATCTATAATCTGTGCGATCTCCATACTCCTCTTCCTCTTCATCAACATCTGCATATGCGTTCGCCACAAAGGGTCCTCGCTTTCGTAAAGGTTCTTGTCCGACATAGGTCGATTCAGCATTTACAGCAGATATCCATACAGCAAGTTTCATTACAACAAAGATTGCAACCAGAGGCGAAAAGCAAGCAATCAGGATTACTGGATTCATTTGGTTTCTTCCTTTTTACCAATGGATGGTGCTTTCTTAGGAGCACTACCATTCTTGGCAGGACTCAATCCAAAAGCGGCTAGTGAGCCAGAGAACACGGAAGCAATAAAGGTAGGGTCGAAGTCAAGAATCTTCTGACCGTTTGGGAGTCGAACGTATGAGAATGTGAGAAGGGATGCTGACCAAATAAGGACAACAACTTTCACCAGATTACCAAGAACTTCACTTTTGTCTTCATCATTTTCCTTCTCTTCTTCTTTAACGACAGGGGGTTTAGTCTCTGCCATGAATAAAGAGTGAGGCCCTGCTATTTAGGGTTTGAGACTGTCAACTGTCAGTTTTGGTAAAGCATCTAACTGATTGTACTTTGTACAGAGATCTTCACTGGAGACATGTTCCCACTTGTGATAGAGATCTTTGAGTTCCTTGAGGTACTCATCACCACGCTCAATGGTCTGTGCTTCATGAGCAACGATGGTTTTAATCAAGACTTCTCTTGTGTACTGGTTAGTCATTCTAGACGTTTTTCTATCCAACAAAGAATTTTTCATAATAAATTAGGATCAATTTAATTCTCCTTGGGTGGTTTGTCCTTAGACCAGTTTATTTATTGAGATATCCATTCTCAATTAACCACTTTTCGGTCAAAGGTGTGGGATCGTAGTCATTCCACATAGTACCACGGGCACATGATTCCAGTGCATCTTGTGTCATACCCTCAGTTTTGCCTGCCCAGAATGCTTCTTTCTCCCAGGGGATAGCATTAGGCATATCTTTATAAGTCTTCGTAGCAATCTCTTGCCAGATCTTCGGAACATCTTCTTCGTTCTTGATAATAGCAATCAAGCTGTTATCAATAGTTCCTGCCATACAATCTTGAGCAGCGTGCCAACCTTCATGGCGAACGACGCTCATCAGGATATTTGGGCGATGAACGAAAGTTTTGTTGAGATAAAAATGATTACTAACAGTATGATAAACACCGCGATGTCCGATAGGAAAATACTTTTCGGGTGCGAGATGTACCTCAACACCAATCTCTTCGAAGGCAAGCATGATGCGATCAAACTCGTCTCGAATATAAGACCAATCAGATTCTGGGAAGTGAGCAATCAGATCTTTAGTATTATAGATCCGCTCTACACCATCTGTACACTCTTTGACAAGCATACAACCCATTGCATCATAAGAGTAATATCCCTTCTGAAGACGTTCTGCACGACCAGGTTTTGCATCTACTGTCATGCCATGAGCCATGCCAAAGAAGAGACCTGCGAGAATAGCGTTTCTGATTTTCATGGAAGGCGAATAGCGGGACCGGTTTCACCAGGAAGTTCTGGAATTTCTTGATCAAGTATCATCGGAAGTGCTTCAGTGATTGCTTCTACTGTAGCAGTAGTGATACGTTCTTTGATGTTACTTGTAATACCATCACGATTGAGATAGACAACCGCGACACCTGTAGTGAGACCTGCACTTAGAACAAATCCGACTAGACCTAAAACATTAATTACCTTTTGCATTTTAACCTTGCTCGTGTTGATAGTTTACACTCTCTGGATTGGGTTCTTGAACCACAGATTCTTGAACTGACTCAGGAAAGGGTTCTTGAACTGACTCGGGAAAAGGTTCTTGATCCGACTCCGGATGAGAATTCATTTCATAAGAGTTGTTCAAAGAGAGTAGACAATACTCTTGGAAAGATTCTTCGATGCCTACAACATCTTTATTTCCTTGACTAACCCAGAGATTACAGAACTCAAACACATATCGACAAGCGTCGTTAAGATGATGCTTCAATGCGTAGAGTGATTGCTGTCGGAGTTTCATACGATCATCCGAGTAGCGCCAGTCTTCATTCATGATTGCCAATAATAATGATAGAAGTTTCCTTTGGGATGACACATGGGGTCTTCACCCGGTACTCGATATCTTAGCATAGACTGACCCTTAAAGTCAGTACGTCCGTCAAGAATATCTAAAGCCTTAAGGATCTTTTTCTGACCCTCAGGAGACCGTAGTCTAGCAACTATCGCAGAGTCTGCACTAGCACCCCATATGTTGCCCTCAAACTGCCCAGGAGCGAGCACAACGCCTCTTACGGTGTTTGGGAACTTCGAATGCTCTACACGGTTCAGAACCGATGCTACAACGCAATACTCATCAAAAGTATTAGATGCTGCTTCAAC